CTCCAGGCGAAAAAAAGCCCGCTCGAGGCGGGCCGATAGCTACTGATTAAATCCTTATGAGGTTTCGACACTCTTAGTTGAGCGCTTATAAGCGTTTACAAGATAATTTTTAGCAGGAGACTCAAAAAAATGAAAACTAATGGAGGACGCAATTAAAGTTAACACAAAGGAACATAAAAAATACGCCAAAATTCCATAATCTTGAACCATAGGGTAAAGCGCGATACCAATTAGAAAATGATAAAGATAAAACCCATAACTAATCCTTCCGAGATACTTAAGGCATTTAAAGTCAGTAACCAACGAAAGCGCTCTAGATCCATTAACAGCAGAATAAATAAAACAAATACCTATCAGCGCAATACCTGTATTTGCAGCATAAAGCACGCTAAACCTAGAACCCATAAAACAGCTTGCAATAATCAAAAAGCCAACAACCCCGGCGAAATATGAAAACAACATAGATGATCTGTCGCTAACAGCAAGCAATCTCGATGCAAACAAACCAGCCAAAAAAAGATCAATTGAGCTTACAACTGAATACCTTATCAACTGAATATTTTCATCAGAAAAATATCCAAGCAGCAACCTCACAAAAATCCACAACAGCAATACAATGAACGCAATATACTTTGATCTAACCCTCCATGCTATTGCGGCGATAATAGGAAAAATAAAGTAGAATTGCTGTTCAACGCCTAGTGACCACAAGTGAGCCGGAAACAACGGAGATCTATGTATGATAGATGCAACATCTGAAAGGAATAAAATATTCCAAATCGGAGATACCTCATACATATCAAAGAAAAAGAACACTGATAGAAAGACCACCAGAAAATATGCAGGCCATATTCTTGCAATCCTTCGCCAGATGAAGCTGAAGTAATTGCCACCACCTGGCCTTCTCCAGCTCAAGCCATTAACAAAACCGCTTAACACAAAGAATAAACTGACGCCAGCATGCCCGATATTGTAAGAGAAGCCTGTTGGTATCCAGTGACTTATCGCGACAATAATTACAGCGTAAGCGCGAAGGGAGTCGAGCGCTGAGATATAAGAATCAGAGGTGGCGTGATGCACTGTAGAACCCATGTAACCCATGCCTTTTCGATTGAGCGACAAGGGTAATGCTTTACGTCCACCTTTGATAGCACATCGCGAAGGTCACTGTGTCAGCCACACAGGTCCTTTTGGGCGGCGATCGACATCTGGAAACTCAGGCATATCTGGCCAGTTTCTCAGGTTTTTGCGGTATCGCTGAAGTTCCTGGTACTGCGAATCAGTAAGCGTTGTTTTCTCGCCACCCTCTACCTCATCCCGGTGTCGCGCCACAAAGCTATCCGTCTCCAGCAGTGCGTCTCCCCTCCAGATTTTCTCTGAGGCGACCAGTTCTTCTCGAGTTGGCTCTGGCCGAACCCGAAGCGCTGGCTTTCCAGATTCTTTGTCGAAGTAAATTTCCAGGCCCGAGCACTGACCCGACATTAGGCCATCATATTCATCCTTGCTAAGAGAGACTGCATCGTCAGGAATTTTCCCAGCATGAATTTCATTGTCATAAAAACCGCCAGTACTTTCTGAATAAAACATGATTCACCCAATTAGTTGCAAACAATAAAAATCCTAGCGCCGGCAGCGCCACCGTTTGTTGCAGACCAAGAGATCCTGATCGTGCTGTTGGTGTTCTCTATGACATTAACGGAAAATGTATCAGATTGAGAAACCGAGCAGTTAGATCCAAAAGCACATAGAACACCATTTGGAGCTGCGATCGGCAGTGTTATTGTCTGAAATACATTTGGCGTTACCCCTGTCGAGCTAACCCGAACCCATTGCAAAATCTTTCCATTTGCGGATAGCTCGTACCCACTTGTTCCAAGCTGCGCAATACCAGCGCCATTTGTCACCAAAATGGTTGAGCTGGAAATATAAATGAAATCTTGAGCAACGCCAGGGCGCACAGTTATAGATGTCGGGTTTCCGCTGGCATTTGGAGCGCCAAATGACATTCCTGCTGGAGCATTTACAGTGATAGCCCCAGAGCTAGCGCCGCATTGGATGTAGAATCTTGCTCCGGCATAAAGGCTTGAGAAGGCAGGCAGATTTATTACCCCTCCAGAGGCAATATTTGCGACTACCACATGCCCAACATCTGCAGCAGTTAGGCTGACGCCAGCGCTTAAAACCCTAACGCCTGCCATGCTTCCAAGTGAGCTCCTAACAAACTCAGTAGTCGCAAGTTTTGTTGTGTTATCAAACTGCGGAGCAGTCACGCCGGCCTTATTGAGCCCCTGCTTAAAGCTATTAAGCAAGGTTGTGATTGTCCCATCGTCGATTGCGTCCGTTCCATTATTATCGACAATAAACTGGCCGATCATTGCCGCCATGATTGAGGCCTGACGCCATACTTTATTTAGCTGGATTGATGCGGCCGTACCAGCGGAGAATCCATTTGACCTTGCTGTAAGTTCTGCATAGTCCGCCTGGGACAAGACATTAGCACCCACGGCAGAGCCGAACGGCAAAAAGTCATTCGTTGGCATAGATACTCCGATTTTTTAGTAGATTTTTCCCCAGCTTCCTTGGTCGAAGCCGGAGATGTATTGGTTGGTTGAGTCAAACCCGAAGAGAGGACCCTCTTCTGTTGAAACGATGTAGTAATCAACGCCAACGCTTTGAGGCTTGATGGGGATGTACCCGCCAGTAAGTAGCGCTAGCTCGAGAGCAGATGGAGAGGTTCCGGCAACGCAGACGGTCATGGTCATATCTTGGTTGTCTTGGATGAAAGCAAGGGTTCCATCAGCAAACACCAGGTCCAAGATTTCCTTAGACTGCACCATTGTTCCGTCCCAGCGATTTGCACCGATCCTTGCCCTGAGCAGCAGTCGATACGTGTCGTCGTCCAGTCTAGTTACACCGCTATCAGGATCGAATGGACCTTGCCATACACCCTGGTCAAACCCTAGCCCGTCGACGTCAAGAGAGAAGTACACGCCTGTGAGCGGAGTTCTAACATTCCTAGATATGCCGACCCATAGGCCGATATCATCGAGCTGCACACCCACCGCATCATCTAAATCGAATATCGATGGAAGGCTACTGGCAACAATATTTGCGTCTAAAAAACACTGCGATATAGCCTCAACCATCGCCATGTACTTCGGTTTGTCGGAGTGCTCGCTGGTGATTTTCCCGGTGTAATCCTTGATGTTTGCCATATCAGGTCACCGTAAGGACAACGGAAGCCGGTGTACATGAGGCGGCCTGGTTAAATGCAAGCGGTACATCTGGAGCGCCTGGCCCGCCAGGACCAGATATGGTCAAGGCCGTAAGCTTGAACGTTGCGCTGCCAGGGATACTATTTGCGGCAGTCAGGGCATCAGCCCATTCCACGGTTCCGCTTGGACCACCGCCTATTGCCACCTGATTTACATAATCTGACACGGCCTGTTGAAGCGCCGCGCCAATTGCCGTGGTGTAACCGGATAGTGCCTTTAATGAGGCTGCAGCCGTAATTGGTTGGTTGGTTGGCCGGAAGAACTTTATGGTGACAGGCATGCCGTAAACGTTGGTGGTGGAAATTGAGGTAGTACCAAAGGTTCCGCCGCCAGGGCCTTTTTTTGCCGCTATTGCTGATGCGATCTCATTCGCGTCACCACCCTCGACAACCATGGCCAGGCTATTTCCTGGTATTCCATTTGAGTCTGTTACTTTCGTGTCGTTATCGACTGCCGAGTACCTAGTAACGCCTGTAACGTTAGCGACAGCACCAATCGTTCCCTCAAGAACAGTTCTTGAGGGAAGGGCAGTCGATGTCTTCTGCTTTGCGCGAAGCTTTGGGTCGGTTTCTACCGGCGCTCCAGGTGCTGCATCCGAAAGATTCGTGACGCTTTGCCAGCCCCTGGTAACTGTTGAGATTTTGTTGATTTGCCCAGCGGTTGCGGTGATCGCGCCTACTGTCACGCAAGTCGCAGTCTCGACGACCTCACCCGACGGAGGAATAACCACTGAAGCAGGGAGCGCCCACTTGTTTCCGTTTACATCCTCGGCAAAACCATTCGTGATGGTGGTGCCGGCCTGTCCGATGATCGTCAGGTCGGACTGAGAGTTGGTCGCCACGGCGCGGGCGATACCGTTGATCTTAACATTGCTGGAGAGCGCAGCGTTCTGTGCAGTCGCCGGCGAAAACGAGAGATAGGCGGCAATCGTGGCGGCGTTGGCGTCACCGATGGCCAATGCCTGTACCGCCAGAAATTGGCCGTCCTGCGAATCAGCCTCAAGGTAAACGTCATCTCCGTAGATCGATCGATACTTCGCCTTCAGGTAATCGAGGATCTCGGCATAAGTCGGAGCCGTGATCCCGGTTGCGGTAATAGTCGGTGCGGTTGGAGAGGCCATTTAGGAAGTCCCGTTGATAATCGTCTGGCCGTAGACCGTGGTGACTTCGGCTGTTGGTGTGAACTTGCGCGTATCCGGATCGAAGCCGCTGTTATAGCTATCGAGCTGGACGACCCCTTGTGTGCCAAGGATTCGCTTCTGAACGGCGGAATCACGAGTGGCGATGGTCCGCTCGCCCAGAACTTCCGTCTTCCACGGCATCCCTTCTGTTTTGTCCAGAAACCATTCGCCCTGATCGAGCTTCAGCCTGGTGCCGATGGCCTGGGCTACCGCTTCCGGGGAGTCACGTAGGAAGTCGGCCTGCTGGTGTCCAAAGGTGTAATCGCCATTGGCATCGAGCTTTCTGTATCTCATGGCACCGGCACTCCGCTCGTTCCGCCGCCAGCGGTAACCCCGCTGGTTCTATGGGTCATCAGGCTGATGGTTCCGGCCTTCACGTCACCAGTCGTATCGACTCGGCCGTTTACCTTCACATCGCCATTGATTGTCACCAGTGGCGCGCTCATGGTGATGTTGCCCTGGGCGCTAACTGTCGCGGCGCCGCTGGTTGTTGCGTTGATAGCGTGCGTACTCGAGTCGACCTCGACGAATGCTGCGCCGTCATCCGTGCGCAGCTGTGCCGCGGTGCTGCTGATATTTCCGATCACCCGTGGCTGCGAGCGGAAGCCCAGCAGAGCGAACCCATCTGACATGTCGTGCATGCGCAGATCCGCTTGTGCTTGGACTCCGCCTGACTGCCACCACGAATCTATGCAACGGGACGAGAACACCACCAGGCATTCGTCACCTTTTTTTACGGGGAAGGTCAGCGTGCAACCGCCACCTGACGGAAACTGCACAGGGCAGTCAACCAACATTGGTAAATCAACATCTTGAACAGCCCCAGTTTCATCGCGAATCTGTCCTTTTATCGCGGGCTGAACGCTGCAAGTCATAGCATCACGATCAAACGATTCAATAATCCCGGGGCTAGCTGTCTGCAGCTTCGACTGCCAGCCACCAAGCGCGACCGACATTGCTACAATCGGGTCGTTCATCCGCTCGCGTGCATCCATGGAGAGTCACCATGAGAAAGTTTTTATTGATAGGCGCCCTGCTTGCGCCAGCACTGGCCAGCGCAGAAACAGTCTATGTCCAGACAGCCAAAGGGCATCAGTGCGTTGGAGATCAATTCCAGATCGGCGCGGCTCAGGAAGTTCTGTATCGAGAGCGAGCCTGTGAGCTTCCACTGGCTCATGCCAAGGACCTACGTGCCTACTCATTCAAGAGCGGCGCGGGTCCGGCTTTAGAGCTTAAAGGCTGCTGGGGAAATCGATTGGACGGTTCGTTTATCATTGTCCGACAGGATGGCAGCCATTCCTACGCCCCACCAAACGCTTACGTTTCGGCCAGACTGAATGGCACTTCTGCGATCGTTACCGACTCACCAAATCAGGGGTCTCGATACGCGAAAGCTGTAGGCATGTGCAACTAACCGTAGGGCTTAACAGGACCTACCGGCCCCACGCCGCCTGTTTGTGGCAAAAGCCCAAGCGGCACGGTAGCATCGATCGCCAGACAAATCGTGTCCGTGTACCAGTCGTTCCCTCGGTTATCACCGTAGTGATCGACCACGAAAGCCTTGTAGAATCCGTCATCCGAAATTTTTGCTTGCTGAGCGACGAAGCTGTTGGACGTTCCGGCAGTAACACCCAATCCGAACCGATAGCGTTGGATGCTGCTGTTGTCGATTTTAAGCTGCTTACCGATGCGGATGCCTGGGTTGAGCAGAGTCCTGACGTTGATTCCATTCTGGGTTTGCTCAGGAAGCCCAACCATGCCCGTAGCCGAAGTAACCACAACGGCCTCACCTGGCAGATAGGCATTGTTCGGAATTAAGGTCAGCTTTCCATCCTGAATGCTCCAACTCACATTTTGGGTTTTACCCAATATGTCGAGAAAGTCCCGGGTCATGCCGTAGAAAACTTTACCGCGGGGCAGCTTGTTGATCGACAGGGCCGGGGTCTCGCCAATCGATATACCCCTTGACGCCATGGACTGGAGAGCAAGTTCAAGGTGTTCATTCGCCGTTGAGCCGGCTGCCAGAGTCACATTCATGACGGCGAAGTTGTAAGCGCTGTCGCCATCTGCCGCGGTGATGTCTATGTAGGTATCCGTCTGGCTTTCTCTTCCCCTCCGAACCTGCTTGATGGTTCCGTCGAAAATTATTCCGAAGTTTCCCGCGTACCCAGCCTGCAGGACGATCCGGGTAAACTCCTTTTCGATCCTCTGGATTGTCGCTTCTGCAAGGTTGTAGATGCGCAGATCAGCAGAGTTTGGGGTTTTGAAGTCGCCACGCCTTACTGCGAATCGAATTCGCATCTCCGAAAGGTCGAGCGCGTCATCCGCATCACCAACCTTTAGGCTGATCTGCCGGAGGTATTGAGGAACGCTCATTGATCACTCCGTGAACCAGTAAAGGTGCGAGCCGATACCGAGATTGTCGAAGGTCGGCACAGCGTCGGGATCCGCAGTGGTTTGAACCCAGAGCACCCCGGTGAAACCTAGGTAGTCGTACTGCTCAAGAAGGTTCACGCCGGTCACCAGTGGTATACCCTCAATGATCGGGCTCCCGCCGCTATCAGCGATGTCGAGTATCCAGCCGGCGCCCTCAGCGTTCCGCCACTGCACGGTTAATCGGTAGTCGGTGCCAGACAGCGATATAGTGAAGGTCTGCGGGCTTGGGCTCAGCGGAATTTCAAAGTTGGCCATGGGTTATCCGTCTGGTGGTTGCCATCCGCCCGGTGCGGGAACTCCGACCACTGCCTGCTTGACCCCCGCATCGGTCGTTTCAGCGGTTGACTCAGGCTCGGCTTGATCGTCGCGCGGCGGCAGCGTTGTAGCCTGCGTCAGGACAATGAGGACCTGCTTGAAAACAGCGGTCACCATCAGCGTGTATTCGCTTTTCTCATCGGTGGTGACGCCCAGGCTACGCATCAGCATGTTGGTGTAGAGGCGCTTTCCGGTGGTCACGTCGAAAGGAATTCGCGATTCCTGCAATGCCAGGAGCTGGTTGTAGATCCCTGAAACGTAGTCAGAGCCAAATGCGTCGCCGCCCTGCAGGGCAGTGATTAGCCCTTTCACACCAGAAACCACGCCGGCGAGACTGGCATTGCTCCAGCCGCACCGGACGATCAGCTCCGCTGGCTTCTTGAAGGCGTGGTCTGTGATATTCGCGCCGAGTTCTACCGGGTGCTCCGTGATCTGCAGTTCATCGGTGCCCACTTCTTCAATAGTGACGTGGGCAACGATGCTGCCAATCGAACGCTTGGGGTCGATGGTAATGAAACCAGCAAAATTGGGCATATCAATTCACCGCCGAGTTCATATTCCGAGTGATTTCCTGGTTCACCCGAGTCTGTGCGCCGCTGACGGCTGTCGCGGTGGCGTTCGGGTCGGTCGCGCCGTGGACGGTGATGTGGGTGGTTTGGCTCAACTGGGCTGCCATTTGCCCGCGCGTCGCCGCTTCCCGCTCGGTTTCCTTAGGCCGCTCGTAGTAGCGCGACACTACAGCGCCGGCGTCTTCGGCGTTGTTGGTGGCTCGGAGCAGATTTCCGGCCTTCTTTTCGGCGCCCTCGGTCAGTTCGTGGTGCACAAACTCCAGCTGCTTGACCAAGTCTGCGCGATCGTCGCGAATGTTGAATCCTGCCCACTTTTCAAACTCATCCTGTCGATCCCTGTGCCACTGAGCCACTCCTCGCGCTTCCGGTCCGGCGATCCCCCAGTCGCCTTTTGCCTTGGGGTCAAAGTTGCTTTCGGCGGCAAGGTTTGCCGTGATGCCGGCTGCCTGCTCCTTCGTCCACCCCATGTTCTCGAAGAAATCAGAGACGAAGTTCGATTGGTCCTTGTCGACGTCCTGGCTCTTGCGCCAGGCATCAGCCATCGCGCGTTCGCGGGCAGCCTGCTTTGGCGTCTGACCTTCAAAGGTGGGCGAGCCGTCCTCCGAAATTCCCTTACGAGGTGGAAGCCCCTGCTTTTCCCTGATTTTTTCGATTATTTCGTCTTCGCCATCATTCAGCGTCGGCGAGTACAACAATGCTACCGCGCCCGCCAGCGGGGTGATGATTGCAGCGGCACCAGACAACCCGGTAATTGCGCTTCCGAGTGACAGGAAGGCTCCAGCGAGACGAGTGACGCCACTGATCAATGACAAGGCGCCGAGGGCGTTCAGCAGGCCCAGAAGCACAATGATTCGAGTGCTCCACCCATCCGTTGCTTCATCAAGCTTGACGAAGAAGTCCCATATTTTTTGAAGGTACGGGCCAGACTTCTCCACGAAGTCAATGATCTTGACCGCGATGTCCGCGACCCGGTTAGCGATCATTGGTCCATTCTGCTGGAACCACTCAGCGAAACGCTTCAGGTCTGGCCCAAGCTTGCCCATAAGGGCGGCCTGCACCTGGACCGAGAACGTCTCGAACTGAAGACCGACGCTTCGCAGCGCATCCATGAACGCGTGGGCGTCCTTGGTGGCCTGATCAAGTCCACTATCCCTGAGCTTTTTCCGGTTCTGCTCCAGCTTCGCGCCGAACTTGTCATCCTGAATGGCACGCAAGGTGCGCTCATCAATCCCCAGCACGCCAGCGTACTGGTTGGCTTGGTACCACGGCATTGCCTTCAGCTTCTGGCCGATGTTGACCAGCATATCGGCAGTGTCGCGAAGATTTCCGTTTGCATCTCGGGTCTGAACGCCGATCCCTTTCAGGAAATCTTCGCCGCCTGGGTTGTCACGCAGGAACTTGGCGATCCCCTCGATCGATCCGCGCGCCTCATCAGCCGATGCACCCAGGTCGCGAGCAGCATATTCAGCAGACTTGAGGCTTTCTGCCGAAGATCCGACGCGCTGGGATGCGAAATACAGCCCTTCAAGATTGGATGCGAACGCAGACACGCCAGCAGCAACGGTCAGCGATGCGCCAGCGATCACAGTCACCAGCTTAACGACGCTTTTGGTCGCAGTGTCGATGCCTTTGGTGAAGTCCTTCGCACCCTTCTGGTCGACTTTGAAACCGAGGCCGACCAAAAACTCCTTGATGACGTCTTGATCAGCCATTTGAATCCCCTAATGCCTCGCGCATACGCGCCTTGTTCTCGGCGCGCACCAGCAGCGAGTCGTTCATTTTTGCGATATCGGAAAGGTCGAGCGTCCCGTCTTTCAGGGACTCATACCGACACATGCCTTCATGCACGGGGATCAGCAGCCAGTCCTCACCGCCGGGGAGCTTCTCCAGTTCGACCGTCAGCCCTTTGGAGTGCCCTGGCCGGTAAGCATCCCGCGTAAAAAAGGGCCAAGCGAATCCACAATCACCCGAAAACAGAGCTTCATCATCAAGCCCAGGTCGATGTCGTCGAACATGCAGACGCTCTGACTGGTGTTCCAAACCGGAAACCACGACGCACCTTGCTTGCGCTGCACAACGCCCAGGCAGGTCGAGATGATGAACTCTGCCGTCTCGTCGGGCATGCCGGCGATGCCATCAGCGAATGGCTGTAGCAGCTCACCAAGAGCGCCAAGGTCTCCGCTCAGAGGCTTCGGTGCATCTGGGTTGCCAGCGGAATCGGCATCACTCGAGAGAGATGCCAAATACGCGCGCGTCGTCTTTTCCGACTCTTTCAGCTTCAGGAACACCGGGATCAGCGTCGGGATCATCGGCGCGACCTTGCGGGACAGGTGGAACTGCTGGAAGGCGTTGAGCTTTCCGATACGGAAGGTGTCGGCGCCGAGTTCGAATTCGCTCATCAGTAGGTACCCAGGATGGCGTCGATTTTGATCGAGTCAAAAACCCACTCGACGATATCGCCGTCTTTTTTGTAGTTCAGATCCGGACGTTTCTTGAATGCGCAGCTTCGGCACCCGATGGCATCCCCGCTGGCGCTGTTGGTGATGGTAATGACGTTCTGCCCCCACAGCGACGAGCTGAGGCCTTGTGCGTCATACAGCGCCATCAGCTTGGCATTCTGCGGGGATGTCTTCAGCAGGCGCACCGTCACCGTGCCGGACTTGCCGGCATGCAACGAATGCATGCCTTCGCCATCAGCACCAATCAGCATGGTGTTCTTGTCGTCAACCATCGCGGTGGTGATCCCTTCTTCGGCGTTGGCCGATCCGGCGCCCAGATCGATGACCGCACCGGCGCCAACCAGAGTGGCGTTTACATCGAGAAAGCTATAAGTAGGCATTGATCATCTCCGATCAGCGGTTGACGTTGACGATGACGTCGACAAAATGGACGGCGCCGGCCAGCTTCACGGCAATCTGGATGACTGGAGCCTTGCGGGCTTCTCGGTCGGCTTGTGATTGCGACTCAATCGGCGCCGCGTAGATGTAGTAGCCCTTGGTGAGGAATTGTCCGGTAGTGATCGCCCCAAAAGCTGGGCCATTCCATTGGCCCGGCGCTACAAGCCCATTTACTACAGCTTGATCCATGCGGGACTCCAGAGTGGTAACGATCCGGTTGATGCCCGGATTGGTCTGGGGAACCTTGGTGGTGTCGGTGTAGAGCAGGTTCCAGACAGCGGTCTGTAGATCGTTTTGCAGCCAGTCCAGGCCGTGCACTTCATCGAAGAAGTACCCGTTGCACATCACGCCTTCCTGAATGATCGCCGTGTCGTTGTTGTAGTTGACGAACACGTTGCAGTTCTTGTCCCGCAACGCAGTTGCCTGTCCCTTGGTCAGGCTTTCGGCGGTAATGCCGGGTTCCTGTTTGAACTTCAGGGTGATAGTGGTGTTATTGCCTTGGAAGTTCACCGTGAACGCACGACCAAACACCGATGCAGCGGCATACGGTGTAGCGCTGGAGAACTGGGTAAATGTTCGCTTGTAGTTCGCGGCCTTCAGCTTGCTTGCGATATCGGTTGTGCTGATCGGATCGAGCGCCAGCGCGTTCTGGGTGGTGTAACCGAAGATCCGGCTTTGACCTGCCCCCTCAATGAATGCAGCGGTCGCCAGCACATCGGCTTCGGCCAGGGCAGAATCCGCCACCAGCAAGCCGTACCAGTCATTCGACATGCCAGCCAGGCGGGCCACAGCGTCGACCAGCGATTCAGCGACCACGCCGTTTACTGGCGCCGAGGCCTGACCGGTCTGCAGTCCGAGCAGAGCCGAGACATCCACACCGCTGGCCGGAGCCTCAGCATAGGTGATAGTCGAGGTGGCGCCTGTAGTGGAGCTGGTGACTTCAAAGCGGCCCTGGGTCGCGTTCCACACGCAAGTGCCAGCGGAGGCGAGCTTAGTGGTGATCGCCGCGGCGACTCCGTTCAGGTTGGTAACCGCTGACAGATCAATCGCACTCAGTGTCTTCAGCGTTCCATCGATGGTGATCTTCATGCCGCCAGCAGTTACCGCCGTGAAGTTGGCGATGTCCTGCTGGGCAGCAGAAAGAACGGCACCCTTGAGGATCGCCGATGTGGCCGTCTTCGCCCACCGGCCGACGTAAACGATCGACGGCTGCGGGGATTGGCTGAAGAAATAGTTGCTCGCCAGATACTCTGGCGCCGAGGTGCCGAAATCAGCCTCTACGCCGCCAGGTGCGTAAGGCCTTAGACCTTCGCTTACATCGATAACAGGCGACGAACCGAGGACCAGCAGCGCGCCAAAATCACGCACAGCAGCTGCCTTCGGAGACATGACGATCTGGACGTTAATGACGTCCGAAATGGCAAGAGTCTGCATTGCTTTCTCCGGGTTGGATCAGCCGGCGACGATCAGCGGATCGGCCGACAGGATGTTGAGAACTGGATAGACGCGTACCACTTGGCGCCGCATCTGAATGAAAAGGTCGTAGCGACGCACCCATTGCTGGTTGACCAGCTCAGGCACGGGGCGGATATCGGAGGCACCGTAGAACGCCATCCGCTGGGCCTTGATCGCTTCGCTGTTCTGCGTGATGAAGATTCCGTCGCGCAGGATCGACGCGTAGGCCTGGGCCTGTGGCCCGTAGAACGTGCACAGGACCTGCAACTCTTCGTGCATCTGGTACTGGTCATGACCGTCGCCCGATCCGTCATGGTCGATGGCCGGGTTGGCGACGGTCTTGGTTTCGTGCACGCCGATTGCGCACCAGTTCACGTTCGGCTCTGGCTGCTTCGGCGGGTTTGGCTGCCAGCGTGGCCGGACCATTGGCCCGGGCAGTCCACTGATGCCGACCACCATGGCCTGCAGGATATCTTCGAGCTGATCATCTTCCGATGGCGCAGGCGTCCCCGCCGGCGTGAGATAACCGCCGGTTGCTGAGGTGTTCGCCATGGGTTATCCCTTCAGTGGAAGAAGATCACAGGTGGCACAAACGAAGCCGCGCCCAAAGTGCTTGTAGTCGTTGACGTTTGAGACCGTGTACTGCTTGCCCCGCCAAGTCACGACGTCAGCGGTGGTATCGCCTTCGCCAGCCGTCAGCCGGAAAATCGTGTGGATGGTGATAGAGCCTTTCTTGCGCTCAGCACCTGCCAGACGCTCCAGAATGTCGCCCTTGTCGCTTGTGACGACGCCAGCGAACGTGATGTTGGTGTCGGCCGTAGTGGTCCGCCCGTTGCCCCCGACGGTTTGCACCGCCCTTGTACAGATCAGGCCTAGATCCATGAAGTCAGGGTCAAGAAGAATTTCTGATACATCGAGCTGAGCCATGATCAGTCCTTCTCGCGGATTACGTAGGTAATGGCGTTTCGCAGTTGGCCGGTGTCGATCAACGGCTTTGTGCCAGTCCGGCCGCGCTTCCTTCGGGCTGCCAGAGTTCGTTCGGACAGCGGCGCAAGGTCACCATTGTTGATTTCATACCTGGCGCCAGCCTGAGCCACCAACCCGGTGGCGTTCAGCTCGACATCAACCTTTTCCTCGTTTCCATCCATGGCCGCTTTCGCAGCTTTTTTCAGGTGGTCGTTGATGTTTTCCTGCGCCCGCGCAACACCCGGAATCAGGAATGGCCGCGCTGGGATGTTTGAAGCCGGCGCTCCGTATTCGTGGATGTAACCGAGCTGGGCATTGTTGATCGGCTCGGTATCACCATCTTCGCGAGTCGCCTTCGAAGCGGGGATGCCAACCATGACCTGCTTGCCGGCAAGCCCCTGAATGGTTGCCAACACCTTGGCCACATTGTCGGTGGTGATCTTCATGCTCAAAGCTGAATCCCCCCAGTCCCGACCATGCGGGCCAATTGCAGGTACCGGATGCCGTAGGTGCTCAAGTTGAAGAATCCGCCGTCTTGAAGCGCGACGGCGCCTGTGTCGTAGCCGGCGCTGACCTTGTCCACCGACTTTGACGTCAGCGGCCCCTTAACCTGGCCGGCAGTGCCGCCTACCATTTCGGTCAATTGGTTGCCAGCGGCGATGGCCAGGTTGTGGGCAATGAACAACTCAAGACCCAGGTCCAGATAGTCGCACCAGCGATCAGGCGCAAGCGTCTTCTCGCCCAGACTCAGCCATAGGTTCACGGCTGAGTCTGGGTATTTGGTGGTATCGCTGAACTCGGGGAAGTCAGTGCGGAACTGGGCGGCGTCCATGATCAGGCCTTTGCGTCGTCATCACTGGTATCGCCATGCAAGGCCTTGGCCTGCTTGGCGGTCAGTGGCTCGGAGTTAGCGGCCACGTACCAGTGATCCGCAATCTCGTCTTCGACCTCATGAAGGCCAGCTTCGAAATCGCGGATTACGCCTTCGGCCAGGTTGAGCTTGAAGCTCTTGAGCACATTGAGGAATTTCATTGCGCTCTCCTTAGATGCCGTCGCGGTAGCCGACAGTTTCCGGGTAAACCACTTCAACCACGCCCAGGCGGCCGTAGTAAGTGGTGATCTGACGAATCCCGCGATATTCCAGCGGGGTGCGCTGCAACGGTACCAGCGGGAAGCGAACGCGATCCTTCTCGTTGGTATACGCCATCATGCGGTTGGTGCTGGAAGCACCACGACCGGTTAGCCATTTCAGCGGCTGGATGTTCAGCGGACGGCCATTGATCGAGTTCGACAGGCTGTTGACCTTCAGGTACTCGATGATCGAGATGTTGCCCGCGGTCGACACGATGCGGCTGACCAGCTTGCTGTAGCTGACCGGATCCAGGCGCAATTCGCTCGGGCAGATGGCGAAAGCAGACGCCGCCCACACGCTGTTCAACAGGTCGTTGACGTCGGCCAGGATCTGGTCCGGAGTCGCAGTGGTCCAGTTGCCGGTGATGGCGTTGCTGACGTTGGTAACAACGCTGGAGTTCACCAGGCCGGTCTCGCCCAGCTCGGTATCGCCAATGTAGACCTGCTCGTCGATGTCCATGTTGTGCTTGAGCTGCATGCCCGAGAACTTCTGGCTATCCACCGGGCGGCCGAGTTGCTGGGCTGATGCGAGCTCAGGCAGCGTCCACGACAGCTCCATGCCCCACAGGCTCAGCGGCTTGGCGGTCTTGCCAATGTCCAGACCAAGACTTGCAATGGCGCTGGAGTCCTTGCCGATCCAGGCTTTGCCGTTCGGGCTGGTGCCACCGACGGCGGCAAAGGTGCTGTTGGTGAAGCTGGACAGTTCGTCCGCAATGCTCACGTCTTCACGCAGCTGGATATCGCGAGACCAGGTAACCGAGGCTAGTGGGCCGTGCAGGTTCTGGTCCAGACGCTCCAGCTCACCGATTAGAAAGACGCCAGTCGAGTCGATGGTTTGCGCATCGAACGTCATCAGGCCGTCGCGGGTGTGGGCGCGCTTGATCGAGCGCGGCAGAATCAAATTGCTCATCGAGCGTTCCCCTTAGATGTTGTAAGCGATTTCGACGTTGCCAGAGGCATCGGCGGCGCCCATGAAAGTCGCGGTGGTCATCGCGACGGTGTTGGTGCTATCAGCGGCGGCTTCAATGCCACCGATGGGCTTGCCGGCCGCGGCTGCGGCAACTCGAACGTAGACCTGGCCGTCTTTTGCGGCGGTACCAGCGTTCAACTTCACGCTCATGTAACCGCGACGCAGGACATCTGCGACGCCTTTGGTCGGTGGGGTGGCGGTGCCGAGCGGATCGGAGCCAGAACCACCAGTGATCGGGTATGGACGAGCGAACAGGCCGTACTCAGCACCAGCGGCATCGCCTGCACCGAATGGCACGAACTTGCCGCCCACGATCTTGCCGAACAGGCCATAGCCTGCGAAAGGCGAAGCCGAATCCAGGAACACCGGCTCGATGGTCGATTGACTGGCGCGAGTGACGTCGCCTGGAATGCCCGCAGGCATGCGATACAGAAATGCGTTACCCATGGGGGATATCCTCAGTTACGGCCCGAGCCGTTCCAAAATTCGCGGTTGCGTTGGTTGATGTCCGCGACGCTCATAGGAGCGCGGCCGAAATCCTTGGTGGTGATGGAGGCGCGCGCGCCGGTTGCGTTGTTCTGCAGCTTGGCGAACTCGGTAACGCCAACGAATGTCGCTGCCACCTGATCGGCAGTCATCGTCGACAGGTCTCGGCCAGCCAGAAACGGCTCAACCAGCATTTTGCCATCGCCGGTTTGCATGGCCTTGGTGAGTGCCAGGCGCTGGCAGGTGCAGACGTGGTCGGCGGTCTTGGTCTTGGCATCACGCGTATGGAAGGTGATACCCGGGGCGATGATCTCTGACCGAGAGCGCAGGTCGGTCATGACCTCGGCGTCACCGGTGTAGGTCTTGCCGGATGCTTCAGCGTTTTTCGCCGCAGCTTCAGCTTCGAGGATGTCATCTTTGGTCTTCGACGCATCGCCGTCGTCCGGGTCTTCGTCCTCGGTGATCTTCTTCACCTCGGCCTCCATGTCGGCCATGCGCTTGTCCATGGACTTCATGGTTTTGAGGATCGATGCGAGAGCAGCGGAATCTCCGGTCTTGGTTTTCCCGCTTTCATCCTTGTCGTCGTCTTCGTCCTCGTCGTCGGTCTTGGCGCCTTCCAGCGCCTCTTCCAGCGCGGCTTCGTCCTTAGCCTTGAATGCCGTGCGGACACGATCCATCCAGGTGCGTTTCGTTTTTGTATCAGTCGTCTTGGCCACTTCGGCGTCTCCAATTGCACATCGCGGGCCACAGCGGCCACGCTCTACCAGGGCTACGTGGTTTCCCACGATGTTCATCTGGCGGCCGCGACCGACTGCCAGTTGTTCGTAATCGGCGTTATAGCCGCAGGACACCTGACGCAAGCCGCTGCGAACCTCCTCGATCGCTGTTGCATCGGTGATCAACAGGTCGGCCAGCATCAAATCGCTTTCAACCCCATCACCCTGGCGAACGTTCTGGGTAATACCCCTCGACAGTTCGCGCCAGTTTTCGGGGGTTACGAAATCGTCGGGGTGCGCCATGGTCACCGGCTTCCCTTCGAAGCTGGCGATGGTCTCGGCGCGGAACACCTCGTCTGGGTTCCGCTCGATAGTCACGATGCCGCCGGCGCCGCCCTGGACGATCGGGCCGTCCTCGTTGACCAGCTCGCTTTCGTCGTAGACCAGGGTCCCCGTGCGAGCGATGGGTACCGCCTCACACAGCAGGAAGCCTTCAGGCGTCATCCGCTGCCGAGCGCTCAGGCGTTCAGGCGCAAACCAGCGCCCAGCCTCGTCTTGGGTTCTAACGTGCATAGGGGTTCACTCGGGGATAACTGGTTCTGGGTAGCAGCGGCAGTTGGGCAGGCAGCCGGCGTGACCGGTGAGCTTGTCCAGGGTGGGCGGTGAATCCCAGCGAACAAACTTGCCGTTCATTTCCTTGTGGGAGTGGCGGACGTCGCTGTCACCAGAGGTTCGCCAGATGTAGCCCTCGCTGCCCACGGCCTTGGCGCGAGCCTCGGTCAGGGTTGCAGCTGTCCGGGATACCTCGGTGCGGGCGATCAGCTTGGCTTTGCTCTCGGACACTTCGCCTGATCGCATGATTTCCTTCGCGATCTCGCTGGCCCTGGTGCCATCTTCAATGCCCTGCAGCGTCAGTTCGTGCACGCGCTTGGCGGCGTCGAGAGGGATGCTCTTGATCAGCGTGACCTGTTCGGCCAGCAATCCCTGCATGGCGGCGCCGGTTGGCGCCGTGCGGATCTCTTGGCGCAGCGCCTGAGCCATTTGCTCAGTGAGCATTGCCCAGGCCTTGCGGTCCTGCTGATTGACCTCGGCAATCATCTTGCTCGCCGTCGAGACGGCCCAGTCGTTCAACAGTTCTGCATACCGGTTCAGCATGTGCGAGATGGTAGGCTCGACCGATGGATCGCCAGGCGGAAAGCCGTTGATGATGCTTCCCACCTGGCGCGCTACCTGCGACAGCGAGGACTGGTATTGCCGTTCGGCTCTACTCGTCCTTACCGGATTCCGGCTTCGCTTCTTGTCCCGGGTTTTCAGGCGCATCGATCAGGTCCTTTTCGCCAGGGACTGGTGGTGGTTCTTCTTCGGCCGCCTTGATTTCGTCGTCCGTGATGTTCGACCACAGCCCGGTGGTATTGCTGGACTGGCGCAGCTCTTTGAGCGCGGTACCACGGTCGACAATGCCGGAATCGAACGCCGACACCACTGAAATGGTGTCCTTGCTTCCGATCTCTGCCTTTTCGGTATCGCTGAGCTGCCAAAGCGGCACGAAGTCGAACGCGAAGCCATCAGGTAGCGGCTTGCCCATCTCAGACCGGCAGATCACGTCACAAAGCGTCGTAACGCCCGGGCGCAATGCCGAATCTTGGTCTGCCTTCACGCCGTCGTAGTAGATCCTGATCTCTTCCTCTGAGCTGCCATTGAGGCCGCCAGGGGATTGCCCAAAGAGAATTGCCGCCGGAGTTTCAAGCGCACCACATACCTGCTCTCCGAACTTGTCGATGACGGCATCCAGACCACTGAAGTTGTACTGATGCGCCTCAAACTTGTCCGTCGAATCCATGAGGGTCATCCCCTCGTTGCTCTGGAACTGGCGGATCATGTCGATCTGCTTCAGAAGCGCCTCATAGGATCGGCCACCTGTAGCGATCAACTCTCGCAGCTTCTCGACTGAATAGGTCCGCAGGTGGGCCTTGTAGACCAGCTGTGCGGTGCCTTGGGTGACGCTGTCGAACGCGACAAGCCGATCCCATAGACGCTCCAGCACCGACTGACCCCATCCGTTCTCAGCGATGCGCTGCCAGTACGGCAGCTCGACGCCTTCCCGGCGAATCACGCGGCTGTAGTGAATCTTCTGGTTGATCAGCGCCTGAGCATCGGCCACCACGGTGTAATACTTCGGCTTTCCGAGGTCGGGACCGTATTCAGTGACCAGGTTCTCCAGCGACGGCTGAACGAGCCAGCGGTCAAGCACCAGCAATCCTTTGAACTGGCCGGGGCCGATCGTATCCAGGCGCAGCGGTGTTTCAGGGCGCTGGCCATCGATCAGCATCACGGCGATCGAGCCACCGTAGAGGCGCGACCATTTCTCGTTGTCACACAGGCCTTTCCAGATTTGCAGCCGCTCAAAGGCGCGAGACAGCTTGTCCTTCTCATCCGGCGGCATGATCGAGTTGAATTCAATGCCTTCCCGCGTCATGTCTTTGGCGCGAACGTCGACAGCGCGCCCAGCCAACCAGCTGGACCGATAGACAGCCTCCATCTGGATGCGGTTGCGGCTGACAAAGCTGAATCCGTAACCACTCGCGCTGTTCTGGTTGGCGGTTCCCAACCCAACGCGCGCCGTGAAGTTTTGGAAGCTGTCGTTCGTCATGAACGACTTTCTGGCGGCGTCGGTCTGCTGGTTGACCTTCGCAGCTCGAGCGCTCATCTGATGCTTTCTGCTCATTCTGCGAGTCTCTTCCAGATATCGATGGACCTGGCCGCCGGCTGATAACAAATCATCACGGAGTCAGCGAGGTTTGGTGATTTAGTGCCCTCGGGTGCCTTGTCGATGACGACCTTGCCCACGGCGTTGATTGTGTAAGTGGGCTGCGAGAGCTCCATGGTCAGGAGCGGCAGCTCAGCCAAGTCCGGCGATATCGAAATCAACTCGTCCGGATCGAACGCCATTCCTTCAACCACGGCCCGGTAGGTTGCCTGGAACCGCATGCGAAGCGCCCACCAGGCCTGAGCCTTGGCGTTTGCGAAGAAGTCCTTGTTCAGGCGCTCCTTGACCATCTGTCCTTCGGGGTCATGCACGCCACCGGAACCGCGAAACGGCTGGTCGTTGATCTGCTGGATACCCTGCTCATGACGTAGCTCGTTGATCACCCGAGCATCACCGCGCACTCCGGCGCCCAGGCCGTCGGCATCGTAGTCGAATGTCTCATACCGGCGCTCATCGCAGATTGAGAACGCCTTGACCACGGTGGCGTAGATATCGCCGCCCTTTCCTGACCAGGACTCAAGAAAGTCCAGCAGGAAGCCATGGCGGCCAGCGAAGGCGTTCTTGTCGATGCCCTCGTCCGCGACGTCGAGACCACCGCGGCGCATACCTGTCGGCTCAATGCCAAGCTTCAGGTGCGCGCCTATGGCTGCCTGCACCCAGGCCGATGGGATGACAACTCCCTCAACCGAAGCCGCGTAGTTGATGTCGATCTCTTGGGCTACGGTGACGGGGTCAAGGTCGTTGACCTGCTTCTCGTACCAGGCATCATCCTTGCGCGGATCATCGCGCCAGTGAAACGTGAACACCTTGATCTTGCCGCTGTGCCGGCGCTGGGCGAACGAGTTGCCCATGCCGTTTGGCGTACTGATGTCCTGCCGGCAGTTAGTGGTTGCCGACAATGAGGCATCGACCAACTGAGGACGCTCAAGGAATGCCGACTCGTCCACGATGTAGAAGCTGGTCCGGTCGCCACGGCCAATGCCGTCACCTGACTCGCCAGTGATCACCGAGCCGGTATCAGGGAACAGGATGCGCATGTGCGGCGCGTGCTTTCGATCGTCCCAGGTGCCTCGGAACTCCCTGGGCAGCAGGCGCATGAATGTGCGCGCCTTGTCGAACAGAGATTTTGGCGAACCGATTTTGTCGACGTATTCCTCCTTGCGGGAGCCAAACCCAACCACAAAGCCGCTATTGAACATGCATACCGTCGATGCCAGGCCGATAGTCAGCCATGACATACCCATGTCGCGGGTCTTCTCGGTGATGCCGGGCTCTTGGTTGCGCCAGCGCTCCATGAACCACTCAATCCATTCTTCCTGCTTCGGGAACAATAGGAACGGAATCGATGCAGGCAGGCCGCGCTCAACGTTGCGCGGGTCGGCCGTCATGCCCCAGTCGATAATGAACTGGGCTGGATTTTCACGGTAGAACTCTCTCAGCGCCGGAAGCACCGAAGGGTTACGGCGAATTCGCTCTAGCCGCTCAGTGCGCCACTCGAAAACCTGAATGTAGTCCGGTTTTTTGAAGTCAAACGCAAATGGTATTGGCACTTTATTCGCCCGACATCAGGTCGTGATAGATCCGCGAAGCTTCTACGGGATCTGAGGTAACCGTTGAAATAGATTGGACTGGGCCGCCGCCTGGGCCGCTGTGCTCAAGCTTGTGCTTGTTGCTGTAAGCGCTACCCATTTCTTTCGCGGCTTGCTCCAGGATCTGCAACGCAAGACCGATATTCTTGGTCGTTTCTGCCCTCTCCACAAAGCGATTCAAGGCTCGCAACCGGAACGCACGGTTGGCGATCGGGATCTCCGCTGTCTCTTCGCGAAACCGCTTGCGGGTGTCGTGGAAAAGGATTTGCCACTTGGCTGCCAGGCCTTTGCCTGATGTCTTGGTCGGGTCGTGAGTCTCCACCTGTTGGCGGGTCACCGTGATCCCATATTCCTTTTGGACGGCTTCAACAACCTGTGAAGGCGTGTCAAAGCACGCCAGGGCCTGAACGATAAAGGCCTTCACGTCGTTTTGAAGGGCTGCCATAGATTTTCATCCGTCCAGAGCCTGTCCAGAATCAGGCCGACTTGAGCAGACAGGTTCCGCAGGCCCTCGATATGTTCAATTTCCCCACCTCGGCAGGATTGTTTGCAGCGTCCACCAGCGCCTGGACATCAGGGCTCGCACCGTAGCGCCGGACCACGCCGACAAACTCCTCGACATCGTGGCCACGCATCTCGATCTTGGGTGCGCCTTCCTTGGTGAATGCTGGCTGACCGTATTTGTCTTTGGCGTGGGCCAGGTGGTAAAGCTCATGCTCCACCAGGGCGCAGAACTCTTCATCGCTGCACTGGGCGCAGTAGTCAGCAGCCAAGGTGATGATGAAAGCCGGCACCTCGCCGAACCAGTCACGCATCTGCTGTTCCATCCGGGCTTTCTGCCAACCGCCGGCGCGGAACGCTACCTGCTCGGCTTGGCCCAAGACTGTGCGACCCTGCTTGTTGAAGCTCGACGACGCCCACATGACCCGGATGTCTGCATCCAGCAGGTGAGCGTGGTCTTCGTTGTGGATGCTGCCGGTGTCGGCGAGGATCTCGGCTTGGAGCCACCCCCACACTTCGGGAGCGGGAGTCAGGCGTATTCCGAAATCAAATAACTCGGAAAGCTCGAGCAATGACGCAGGAGGCATTGGCCTATCCATTCCCCCTCCGTGTCGCGACACAATTTGCTGATTCTCGAAAAGTGTCGCGCCTTACTTGACTTCGAACACATGCCCGCGGCGAGCCCACGCGTAAGCCACCATTCCGGCGTGAAGCATCGCTCCGAACGGGCTTACCCACTGACCTTGCATCGAGGTGACGAAAGATCCGAACGACCCAATGGCGACCAGATAGAAGGCAACGCTCAGTAGTGGCTGGTCGATTGGGCGGATACGGCGCAGGTAATCACACGCAGCCAGCGCGACGACGATGCATAGGGCTGCATCAACCAAGCCCAGCACGGATACAAGAATGCTGTTCATGTCAGGCACCTCGCGCCGTTACGAATGCGCCCATTGCGGCCTTCATGGCTGGGATGATGTTCATCGCTGTCAGTCCGAGCACGAATGCCACGCCGCACAGCAAGTCATCATTCACAGCCAGGTCGAGCTTGGGGGCAAGCCATAACGTCACTGGTTGCGTCAGGTAGACCGAAAAGCCGAAGCCAGTAGCTACAGCGGTTGCCGCCTGGCCCCGGGTAAGGTCTTTCAGAAAACCAAGGGACAGGATCGAACCGATAAAAGCAGCCATGACCACGCCGTACTTGACCAGCAATACGCTGGCGGCAGTGCTCGTTGGTTCTGCCATTGGTTTCTCCGTGGAATAAAAAGGGCCGGGGTATTCAGCCAAACGCTGGGGAGCAGCGGCGAATAGGTCAGCCCCGACGGCACTCCCAGCTCGGAGCAATGGGTGTGGCGGAGCTGAAAACGAC